GAGCTGGGCTGAGCCATGAGCTTCAACGCGGACCTGGCCGACATGGCCGCCTCGATCGATGCTGAGCTGGGTGAACCGGCCAGCTGGACCGGCGTATCCGGCGAGGTCCGAGTCCACTTCGAGGCCGAGGACGAGATGTTCGGCTTCGGCGCGGGCCAGGTCGTTTCGCGCGGCCGGATGCTGAGGGTTCACCGCCTGCAGGTGTCCGAGCCCTCTGCCGGCGACCTGTGCGTCCTGAGTGAAAGCGCCGAGATGCTGCGGGTCATCGCCAACTCGACGCCCCGGCTGGACCGTGACGGCTATTGGGCCTGCGAGGTCGAGAGCGTCCAGCCGTGAGGGCCCCATGATCACCACCCACGAAGCCGTGCTGGAGGCGATCACCGCCCTGGTCGAGGCGGCCCTTCCGGATGCGAAGATCAGCCGCAATGACAAGCCGCAACGCCTGGAACAGCCGGGCGGACTGGTCATCATCTGGGACGGGGATCCGGGCGAGCCCGAGATGGACCTGTCGCCCCCCGTCTATAACTGGCAGCGGCGGGTGATACTCGGGTTCAGCGGCTTCAAGTCCGCCAGCCTGACCGCCAGCCAGGTCACGGCCCAGATGAAACAGTCCGTCTCGACCGCTGTCGCCGCCGACCGCTTTCTGGGGGGTCTGTGCGAGTGGCTGGAAACGGCGGTCGCCGATCCCCAGACGATCGACCAGATGGGCATTGATGCCGTCGACCTGGAGCTGGGTGGCCTGGACGCGACCTATGCCACGGCCACAGCGCTGTAGTTTCTTTGCCCGCGATCGTCGGCCCTTCGGGACCTCCCGACCCGACGCGGGCCTGACACCTCTGCCCGCGGTCAAAAGGCTTCGCCTTTTCGACCCGACGCGGACCTGATTCCTTTGCCCGCAGTCAAAAGGCTACGCCTTTTCGACCCGACGCGGGCGCTCTTTCGCCGCCGCCGGTGGCCGTTTTGATCCCTACAGGAGAATGACCATGTCGCGCGCACGCGGTGCCAATGCGGGGGTTGCCCTCGCCTTTTCGTCGGCAGGCTATGGGACCGTTTCGGCCTCCGGCCATCGGGGTATGCCCGTCGTCAGCATCGATCTGGGCGAGACCCAGGATGTGCAGGAGGATCCCACCCTCGGCCGGGGCCGCAATGCCCAGGACGGTGGGGATGGCGAAATCAACGACGCCGGCAATGCGACCGTGGGCGTCGATGTCCGGTATTTCGGCATCTGGCTGAAACTGATGTTCGGGGCCCCGGTGACGACCCAGGGCGTGGCCGCCACCGGCAGCTTCGTCTTCAGCGCCCAGCCCTCGGCCAACGCCACCCTGACCATTGCCGGCGAGGATGTCACCTTCGTCGCGGCGGATGCCGTCGCGGCCGATCTGGAAGTCAACATCGGGGCCACCCTGGCCGATACCCTGGCCAACCTCTGCGCGACCTTGAACGCCTCGGCCGACGCCGACATCGCGGCCATGAGCTATCGCGTCAATCTGGCCGGCAATACCCTGCAGATCGTCCATGACGCGATCGGCACCTCGGGCAACACCGTCGCCCTGGCGGCCTCGACCTCGCCCGCCTCGAACGCCACGCGATCGGCGGCGACCCTGGCGGGTGGGTCGGCCTCCGGCCCCTATAACCATGTCTTCACGGCGGGCCAGCTGAGCCACCCGGACGCGGCCATCGAGCTGTGGAACCCGGAGGTGCCGTCGTCGCGGATGAACTTCGGGGTGATGGGCGACAGCCTGTCGATCCAGATGCAGCGCACGGGCCTGCTGAATGCCACCCTCAACCTGGTGGCCCAGGGCGAGGTGGAATCGGCGTCGCGGCAGTCGGGCACGCTGGAAGCTGAATGGGCCTGGGAGCGGTTCTCGCAGTTCGCGGGCTATGTCGAGGATGCGGGGGTGCCGCTGGCCTATGTGCAGAACGCGACCCTGCGGGCCTCGAACAATCTGGACCGGGACGAGTCGATCCGGCCCGATGGGCGGATCGGTGGCGCGGATCCGGCTGGCTTCACGGCGGGGCTGGATCTGACGGTGCGGTTTGCCGAAAGCAAGATGCGCGACAAGGCCAATGCCCGGTCGTCGCTGACCTTGCGGGCAGGCTGGACGCGGGGTCCGCACTCCCTGACCTTCCTGATGGAGAATGTGCGCCTGCCGCGCCGCCCTGCGGCCCTGACCAGCCCGGGCGGCATCACGGTGCAGTATCCGGCCATGGCGTTCGAAAATCAGGAGACCCAGCGGGCCCTGGTGGTGACGCTGGTGAATGACATCGCCAGCTACTGATCGCCGACCTCTGGTCCCTTGCCCCGCCGGTTCGCCGGCGGGCCTCGCCGATTCCTTCCCTGTCGCCACGGACGCCGTTCGTGGCCCTATCGCCCAAGGCTCCCCATGCTGGACGTGACCCAAGCCCCCGCCGTGGCGGCTCCCTATCACCTGGACCTGTTGCCGGATCTGGACCCGCCTGTCCGGGTCGAGGTTCGCGTCGCGACCCGCGCGGACAAGCTGGCCGCGCGCTCGGCCGGGCGGACGGCGGGTCGTACAGGCGGCGATGCGTGGGATGCCCATGTCGCCTTCGTCCTTGCCCTGGCCCAGCGGGTCATCCTGAGCTGGGAAGGAATCGGCGATGCCTCCGGGCCAGTGAAGCCGACGCGCGATCAGCTGGTCACGGATCCCGAAACCGGTGTGGTGGTCGAGGTCATTCCGGGCACGATCAGCAATCTGATGAACTCGGACGTCGGGGCCTATGAGGCTTTCGAGCGGGACTATGTCACGCCCCTGCTGGTGGCCGAGCTGGCGGTCGCGGACGAAAAAAAAGGCTGATCGCCCTCGCCGACTTCGTCAGTCGCGGGGGTGAGGAAAACTGCCGGATGTGCCGGGAGATCAATGGCGAGACCTGTGAGGCCTGCCCTCTCGAAATCAATCAGCCGGTCACGGACGACGGGCTTCTGGCCTGGTCCGTCATCCGGAACTGCCGCTGGCAGCTGAGGGTCGGCATGGCCGGGCCCTACGCCCTGGACATGGGGGCGGTGCTGGCTGTGGCCGACGGCATGGAGGCCCGCACGCCTCTGCTGGCCGAGATCCTGCCGTCGATCGAGGCGGTCCTGGTCGCGAGCCTGCGACGCCCCGCCGAGGACGAATAGGATGCCGGGCTTTCGCTCCCAATGGCTGGGCGCCACGGACCTGGCCAAGATCATCGAGGCCGACGGCGGCTCGGCCGTTCGCCGGGGGATGGCCGAGGCCACCGCCGAAACCCTGGAGGATGTCCGCCGGGAAACGGCCGGGGCCTTTGCAGGTAACCGCCTGCCCAAGACCTGGCGCGCGCGGGTGTTTCCGGAGCGGGGCGACAGTCTGGAAGCGGCGGGCTGGATCCAGACGCGCGCCCCCAAGATCGTCGGCCCGGCATCTACGGGTGCGACGATCCGGGCACGGAACGGCAAGTGGCTGGCCGTCCCGACGAGAGAGGCGGGTCGGTTCGGTCTGAGGCGCGATGCCAATCTGTCGTTCGGGCAGACGATCAATACACGCGGGGCCAAGGAACGGATCACGCCCGGCGGGTTCGAGCGCCGCACCGGGATGAAGCTTCGGTTTGTTTATCTCGGGCCCAGCCGGGCCGTGCTGGTGGTGGACCAGGCCCAGCTGACGCGCGGCACGGCCACCCCCTATCGCGGTCGCGGTCGGGGCGCGCGGCTGTACGGACCGCAGGGAAAAACCATCGTCGTCTTCACCCTGGTGCCCCAGGTGCGGATGAAGAAGCGGCTGGATCTGGACGCGGTGGCGAGCCGGGGCGGCGATCGGGCGGTTGCCGCCATTCTTCGAAACTGGAGCTGATCCATGGCCGGCGCGACCAAGCAGATTTCGATCCGAATGAAGCCCGAAGGCGGCGCGGAAGTCGTCGCCGAAGCCCGCAAGGTCGAAGATGCCCTGGTCGGCGGGGCGAACCGATCCAAGACGGCGACTGACGCCGCCGTGGCGGCCGCCGATCGCCAGGTGCAGAAGCTGCGCGAGGTCGGAGCCGCTGCCGCCACTGCCTCGCGGTCGACTGCGGTCCAGGCCAATATCGACCGGATGACCGGTGTCTCTAGCGGTGGCAACGCCAGCGCTCAGGTGGCCGCGCGGTCGCTCTATGCTGCCGACGAAAAGGCGGCGCAGCTGGCGGCGGCCATCCGGGCCGAGATTGACCCACTGGCGGCGGCCACCGACCGGTACAATGCCGAACTGGTGCAGATGACGGCCCTGCAGGCGCGGGGGCATCTGACGGCTCAGGAGTTCGCGCGCGGCCAGGAACTGGCCAAGAACCGGCTGGACGCGACCACGGCGGCGCTTGGCCGAAATACGAACGGCCTGACCCGCAACCAGGCTGCGAGCCGCCTGAACCTGACCCGACAGGCGGCTGATGTCGCCGTGACGGCGGGCATGGGCATGAACCCGGCGATGATTGCCTTGCAGCAGGGTCCGCAGATCCTGGAGGCCTTTGCCATGAGCGGCATCAAGGCCCGGGGCGCGATGCTGCTGCTGGGGGGTGCGGTCACGGCCGTCGCCGGCGGTGTCGCTGTCCTGGGGGCCGCCTATCTCGCTGGCGAAGCGAATGCCTTGAAGCTGGAGCGCGTCACCACAGGTCTGGGTCGGGCATCGGGCCTCACAGCTAGACAGCTGGAAGAACTGGCGATCTCAGCGGCTGACCAGAGCGATATCTCAGTGGCTGCCGCTCGGGACCAGGCCGTCGCTTACGCCGCAACCGGTCGGATCGGCGGGGAGGTCATCGGCGACCTGATCGCCCTGGGGAAAGACTATGCCTCGGTGATGGGGCTGGAAGCCGAAGAGGCGACCCAGGCCTTGGCCAAGGCCATGCTGAGTCCGGACGTGGCGGCGCGAGATCTGACGCGCTCGATCGGGCTTATGGACCAGAAGACGCTGGACCATATCGACACCCTGGTGAAGGCGGGTCAGCAGTACGAGGCGCAGGCCCTTCTGGTCGACGCCCTGTCCGACCGGATGAAGAGCCATGGCGAGCAGATCAGCCAAATCGACTCCTTCTGGGGCAATGCCACGCGCAGTCTGAGCAACTATTGGGATCAGCTGGACCGGGCCATGTTCCGCACGCGCGAGGAACAGGTCAAACACCTGGACTGGCGGATCAGCGTCAATGAGAACCCGGCCGCCCGGCGGTCTTTGACCCGCCAGCGCGATGACTTGCAAGCCGAGATCATCTTCGATCAGAACCGCGCCTTCTATGGGGGACTTTCGGACCGCGAGAACCGCGACGCCCAGCTGGCGGAGGATCGCAAGCCACGAGCCCGAACACGCCGAGGCAATGGAGAGGCGGAGCGGGCCGAGCGCGAGAGGCTGGCCCGCCAGCGTCGTGAAGAGGACCGCGAATACTATCTCGACACCGAGGTGGCGCGGTCGGCGCAGGACTATGCGGCGCTGACCCGACTGGAAGACACGAACGCCGTCCGTCAACGCGAGCGGCAGCTGATCGATGACGGCCTGGATGCGGAGAAGGCGCGCACCCAGGCCCTGGAAGAGCAGCAGGTCCTGATCGATGCCCGTGAGCAGGTGTTCGCGCGCGAGCGCGAAAGCCTCGCCACCTCGGTCGAGCTGGAGGCCAGCCGGATCGACGGCATGGACCGGTTTGTCGCGACCAAGGAGCGGGAGGCCGAGCTGGCGGCCCGGATCGTGGCCTATTCCCAGGCCGACTATGATCTGGCGACCGCCATCGCCGCCGCCACCAGTGATCAGCTGATCCTGGACGAGGCGCGCGCGACCGCGATGGAGCGGAACGCGGCGGCGCGGGAGAGAGAGCACCAGCTGGACCTGGCTATCGCGCGTGGCGACCATTGGCGATCTTCCCGGCTGGAACGTGAAAGCTGGATCGCCCGGCGGGCGCGCGAGATCGAAGCCAACTCCGCCACCCCGATGAACCGTGGTGAGGGCGATGCCCAGGCGGCGCGGGAATATGGCGAACTGCTGGACGCGGAAATGACCGGGACGCGGGTGGATTTCGCGAAGGGCCTGGTCGACGACCTGAGGAACTCGTCGATCGAAGACGTGCTGGCCGATCAGTTTCTGGGCGCTTCGGACCGTCTTATCGAGCACCTGATCGAACAGCTGTTCGCGACCGACTGGGCGGCTGCGTTTCAGGGTCAGGGCGGCATGCCCGAAGGGGGTGGCTGGCTGGCTGCCCTGACCGAGGGCCTGTTCGGCGGCACGCCGGGTCGAAACGCCTCTGGCACCGATTACTGGCGGGGCGGCCTGTCCTGGGTCGGGGAAGACGGGCCGGAGCTGATGCATCTGCCGCGCGGATCCCAGGTCATCGATCATCAACGCTCGATGCGACTGGCGCTGGGCGGCGGGAGCAACGGCGAGACGGTCGTTCACCAGCACTATTATCTGGATGGCGCGGTCATGGCCGACGACCTGTGGAAGCGGATCGATCAGGGCGACCGGCAGGCGGCCCGTGTCGGGGCGCGTCAGGGGGCCTCGACGGCGGTTTCCATCGTCCAGGCGACGGCGGCCGAAACACAGCGGGCTGAACGCATGATGCGGGGGTGACGATGATCGACCGCTTGCCGTTCGTGCGGCCCTTCACCCCTGCGGGACTGCGCTGGCGGCTGGTCGATTCCGTCATCGAGGGGGCCGGTGGGCTGGGCACGCCCACGACCCGGATCTCGACA